GCCCTGGAGCAGCGGCACCAGCGTGCCGGTGAACCAGCCGGCCACGGCCTGCACGACAGCCTGGATGCCCTGCCAGGCGGGCTGGAAGATCGTCTGCCACAGCCAGGTGAGGGCCGGGGCGATCAGGTTCTGCCAGGCGGCGACCATGCCCTCCCACAGCAGCTGCATCGGGGTGAGAGCGATCGCCACCGCGACCTTGATGCCCTCCCACGCCGTGGTGAACACGTTCTTCAGGAAGTCCAGGCCTACCTGGATGCCGTCCCAGGCCGTCTGGAAGATTGGTACGAGAGTGTCCTGGAACCAGCCGACGACAGCACCAGCGGCGTCCTTGATGCCCTGCCAGGCGCCGTTGACGATATTGCGGAAGGTCTCGGACTTCTGGTAGGCGACCACCAAGGCCGTGCCGAGGAGGATGAGGAGGCCGACGATCTTCACGATCGGGTTGGCGTTCATCGCCGCGTTGACGAGCTTCTGAGCGACAGCGAACGCGCTACTGGCGCCCGTGGCGACCCCCATCGCGGCCGCGTTGGCCGTGTAGCCGCCGGTCGCCAGCAGTGTCGACGCGGCGGACAGGGACATGCCGGCCCGCACGACGGTGAGGGCGGCGCCGAGGGTCCGCATGAACGAAACGACCGTCTGGATGATCTGGAAGCCCCGGTAGGCGGCGACCGCGACGCCGACAGCACCCGCAACCCCGGCGAGCACGGACAGCAGGCCCTGGTGCTGGGCGACGAAGCCGGCGACCGCTGAGACCACCGTGATGATGACCGGGGTGAGGGTCGTGATCGCCGCGACGATGCCGGGTAGCGCGTCGGCGGCGATCTGGACGAGGGTTGGGAGGATCTGTGCGGCCAGGCCGATGATCTGCACGATCACCGGCATCAGCGCGATGGTGGCCTGCACGAGCGTGGGCAGGATGTCGGCCGCCGCCTGGATGAGGACTGGCATGAGCTGCCCGACGGCGCCGATGATCTGCGGCAGCAGGCCGATGAGGGAGACGAGCGCCTGCGACACGGCGGGCATGGCTGCGGCGAGGGACTGGCCCAGTACCTCGCCGAGCTGCCCGAAGCTGCCGACCGCCGCCTCGGCAGCCGAGGCGAGCTGGGGGCCGAGCGCGTCCATGGCCGGTTTGAGGCCGGCCGTGACCCCGTCGATCACCGGGATCAGGCCGATGAACAGGATGCGGAGGGCTTCGAGGGCAGGGGTGGCGACCGACGCGCCGAGCCGGGACAGGGCCGCCTGCACGTTCGACAGGGCGCCCGAGAAGGTGGTGCCGGCCGCCTGGGCGGCGCCGCCGAGGCCGGCCTGCATGGCGTCGGCGAACGTCTCGAAGTCGATCTTCCCTGAGGAGACCATGTCGGACACGTCGGCGGTCGTCACCCCGAGCTGCTTGGACAAGAACTGGAGGACGGGTACGCCGGCCGACGTGAGCTGGAGCATGTCCTGCCCGTCGAGCTTCCCCTTCGCCGCGACGCTGCTGAAGATCGTGCCGATGTCCTCGAACGAGCGGCCGCTGATCTGGGCGGTGTCCGCCACCGTGGTCAGGACGTCGGTCATGTCCTGGCCGGCGCTGATACCGACCGCGGCGAACTGGGCGGCGACCGTGGCGGCCGCGTCCAGCCCGTAGGCGGTGCCCTTCACCGCCGTGGTGGCGTTATCCATCAGGGCGGCCACGGACTCCGTACTGTGGCCGAGGCCGGCTAGTTTCGCGGTGGCCTGCTCGATGTTCAGGGCACGGCTGATGCCGCCCTTGAGGGCGACACCGGCGACCGCGGCGCCGATACCGGCCGCGGCGGCGGCGACCGTGGCCATGGCCCCGGCGCCGATCTTCGCCACGGTGGCGAACGCCCCGGACAGGCCGCTGGTGATGTTCCGGGAGGCGCCGGACGCGTTGACGCCGCGCAGCTCCTTCTCGATGGCGCCGCGGAACCCAGACATCGACGGGCTGATCTGAATCCACGCAGTACCGAGGTTGAGAGCCACTGGTCCCCCTGTGTGGTGTCGGAGAGGGGGAGCGTGGGCCGGCTTAGCGGTCCATTGCGGCGATGCGGGCTGCTCTGCGGGCGTCAGCGGAGCGGCGGTCGGCGCCCCGGGCCTGGCGGGCGCGCTCCCGGGCGAGCCACCCGGGTTCGGGCGGGGTTGGCGCGGGGACCTTCTTGCCGGCCAGGTCGGAGCGGATGGCCGTCAGGAGTGATGCGAGCAGGTGCGCTTCGGTGCCCCAGGCCCCGCCGCCGCCCATCGCCATGGCGGTGCGGGACCCGCTGGGTAGCTGCTCGATGAGCAGCCAGCAGCGGCGCGGCGTCATGCGGCCCGTGTACAGGTCGCCCAGCTGCACGCCGTACACCTCTTGGAGGTCAGCCTCCACTTCGCGGCCATACTCGGCGAGTACGGCGGGGAGGCTGGCTATTCCCCCTGGGCCGCCTGGGTGAGGGCGGCGACGAGGATGCGCTGCACGACCGAGTTCCGGACCTTCCCGGTCTCGTCGGCGGCAGCGTCGAGGACGGCCTGCCTGGACGTCTCGTCGAGGGCCTGCATGACGGGCATGACGAAGCCCGTGTAGACGGCGTTGACCGCCTCATATGAGTCGACCAGGTCACGGGGCACGGCCACCGTGAGGTCGGCGCCGCCGTCGTACGTGGCGGCCTCGATGACGGCCTTGACGGGCCGCCCCTGGGCTTCGGCCGCAGCGGCGTGGTCCTGCGGGAGCTTGGCGCCGGCCTTCACGGCGGCGGCGCGAGTCTGGGATGCCATGTGGTCCTCCAGGCGGGGAGTCGGGGAGTAGAGGCCCGAGCCGAGGGGCTCCCCATTCAACCCTCGGCCCGGGCCGGCTCTTGGTCAGCCTCCGATGCCGGAGGCGGCGGGCAGCATGCCCGGCGAGTTGGTGAGGATCCGGTAGCCCTTCAGCACGTCGAGCGTGCACGGCAGGCTGGAGAAGCCGCCGGGCTGGTCACTCATCTCGTCACGCTCGGACAGGTCGAGCGACGGGAAGATGTACCGGTACTTGATGCCGTCGTGCGCGGTGTCGTAGGTGTCCCAGACACCGCACAGGTGCTCGATCTTGCGGGAGTGGGCGGCTTCCAGCTCGACGTACTCCTGGTGGTCCTCGGGGGCGTCGGTGTCGGTGAGGCGCTCGTCGCCGCCGGTCGCGGACAGCAGCCACTTGAGCAGCTGGAGCTTGTGCTCCAGGATCGTCGCGGAGAGCGTGGTCTCCGAGGAGTCCATGTAGACGACGACGTTCGCGTGGCCCTGGTGCCCCTGGAGAGCGCTCTTCGAGTCGGACGCGCCACGCTTGACGCCGTCATCGGACAGCCAGCCGGCGACGATGAGGTCGTCCGGGATCTCCGTGTACAGCTTGAGATTCTCCAGCTTCGGTGCGGCTGAGACGGGGCCGAGGTAGAGGGCGTCGTAGTCCGACCCGCCGATGAAGACGTTGTCGGTGTTGACGGTGCTGACGAGCTTGGGCATGGGTGTAGCTCCTTACTGGATGATCGTGGGGAGCTGGTAGGTGGCGGTGTAGCGAGCCTGGGTCGTGTCCGGGTCGGGTGACTCGGCCGGGGCGGTGCCCGTGACGGGCGTGGTGACCGGGAGCGGCGTCGCGGGCAGAGCGTGCATGGCCTCGTCGACGTCCATGGCGAGCCGGGCCGCGCGGCCGGTCGATTCGGCGTAGGAGTCGATGGTGAGCTGGACCGTGTAGGCGACCCGGCTGTGCCGCCCGTCGCCGCCGGTGGCGGTGACGCGGACGAACCGGACCGGGGCGTCGGGGCCGTCGGGCCTGGTCGAGTAGGCGGGTACGGCGAGGATGTCGGCCAGGTGGGCGAGGAGCTGCTGCTTGATGTCCGGTGGTCTCACAGGCCACCGCCGATGGCTTTTTCGAGGGTGTGGTTGCGGGCCTGCGCGGCCTTGGCCTTGGCCGTGCGGGTCCAGACGCGGCCGGAGAGCCGCTGCGGGCCGTGCTTGAGGGTGGACTCGAAGCCCTCTCCGGCCCGGTCTCGGACGTTGCGGGTCGCGTTGCCGATCATCTCGGCGGTGGCGATGCCCTCGGCCTGGCCGAGGAGGACCTGCCGGATGGCGCCGTAGTCCAGGTGGAGCTTGACGCGGGCCATGGCCTATCTCCTTTCGACGGCCTTGAGGGTGGCGGTGGTCCCTAGCGGCCAGTGGGCGGGGCGGCCCTCGACCTGCCACGTGGTGCCGTCGATGACGAGCTGGTCGGCGGGGCCGACGTCCACCGTCTGGCCGGGCCAGTAGACGGTCGGGGTGGACACGACCGGCGCAGTGCCCGGCTGCACGGGCTCGCTGGTGCCGCCCGGCGCGAACAGGGCGTCGGGCAGAGGCTCTTCGGTCCACTGGCCGGGGATCGGGTCGCCGTACTGGTCGACGCCTCCGGCTGCCTGCCGGCGGCGGGTGACAGGGACGGTCCAGCCGAGGAGCCCGGTCATGGCGTCTCGCCGGGTAGCAGGTCGGCCTGCCAGGCGGTCTGGGCGGGTAGGCCGAGGGCGCGGCGGTGGGCGCGGGTCAGGAGCATCGCCCCGGACGGGGCCTGGAGCTGGACCGCCTGACTGAAGGGGCCGGCGGTCTGGGTGGTGCTGACGGCTCCGACGATGCCACTGCCGCGCAGTACGTAGGCGGCCATGTCGCATGCGACGTCGGCGACGAGCTCGGGGTCGAGGCCCTCGCCGATGCGCTCGTCGATATCGACGCCGACCCTGGCGGCCTCGGCGCGGATGACACGGCTGGCCTTGGCGAGCAGACCGTCCAGGCGCTCCGGGTCGGCCGGGGCGCCGTAGAGGGCCGTGTAGTGCTCGGCAGTGGCGAGCGGCTCAGCCACTGGTCTTCGCCCTCGCAGCCTTGGGCTTCGCAGCAGGCTTCGTCTCAGCCTCGGGCGCCGCCTCGGCCTCCGCGCGGCCGACACCGAGGGCGGCGAGGTGCGGCAGCACCTGCTCGGCTGTAGCCTCGTCCACCTCGGCGACGCCGTCGACGAACTCGACGTGCGGGCTGGTGACGAGCAGCTGGGGGATCGGCGAGGTGAGCTTGACCATGGGTCCTCCAATCGGTGGCCCCGAGGGGGCTGGGCGGAGTCGTACCCAGCCCCCTCGGGGTGCGGGTCAGACGGCGACGGTGAGCTTGCCGTGGGCCTTCTCGTTGCCGTAGCGCAGGCCGATCTCGCCGTAGATCTGCACCTTGTCGGAGGCGCCAGTCTTGGCGAGGGGCTCGGCGAAGAAATGGCCTTTTCCGGGCACCTCCAGGAAGCAGGGGGCGAGCTGGTCCAGGCTGGCGACGATCAGCGTGTCGACCGGGGTGTGCCGGTCCAGCATGATGTTGCACCGGCCGAAGTCGGTCTCGATCGTCTGGAGGTGCACGCCGCCCAGGTCGCGGGTGTTCTCCTGGTACCTGGCGTCCGTGATGAACGCCCTGGTCAGCGCCCGCTTGAGGCGGCTGTTGACGATGATGGTGCGGGCCTCGGCGGCCTGAATACCGCCGTTGTCCCACACCTTCTGCATGAGGTCGAGCACGTCGTCGACCTCAAGGTTGGCGGCGGTGTGGGTGGTGGTGGCCACGTTCGTGGTGATCGCCTCGACGAGACCCCTGGTCTTGCGGGGCTGGGTGGCGTCGGTCGGCATCTGGTACTTGCCGGTGATGAACGTCTTCTCGACATCGCGGGCGATCTGGGCGAGCTGCTTCTCGATCTGCCAGCCGAGCTCGTCCGCGGGCAGCGGGGTGGAGCCGACGGTCACGTACGGCTGGCCGTCGGTGGCGCGCTGCCTGGTCGCGCCCTGCTTGGTGTAGGACACCTCGACGGCCTCCTGGTGGATCTCCAGGACGTTCGTCGCAGAGTAGCGGGCGCGGGACTCACCCGCGGGCGCGTCGGCGCCCTCTGCCCGCTGGCGGTCGTCGTCGGCGTCGCGCAGGTCGTAGCCCTGCCACTCGAAGATTGTCGAGCCGACGGATTCGCCGCCGGTGAGGCCGCCGATGGCGGACAGCAGCGGGGTGTCCTCCGGGGTGGCGGCGAACAGCTCTCCAACATAGTTGGGGAGGTTGAACGTGGTACTCATGCCAGTGATACCGGGCATGATTCATCCCCCTTCCGGGGTCCAGGGGGAGCTTTTGCTTGCGTGTTTACTGCTTGGCGTTGCCGAGCTTGAGGGCCTTCAGGGCCATGGTCTTCTCGCGGTCGCCGGCCTTCTCGGCCGCGGCGATCTGCTCGTCGATCGTGAGCGTGCCGCGGTACTCCGGGGTCTGGGCCGCCGGAATGTGAGTGTTCGGCCTGACGGCGGGCTGGGCCTGCTCGACAGCCTTGGCCTTCTCAGCCTGCCATGCGGCGAGCCGTTCGGCGTAGGCCTTGAGGTCATCGCCGGGGCCTGCGAGCAGGTCCACGGGGATGCCGGTCTCGTTGGAGACTTCGAGGGCAGCGGCGCGGGCCTCGGCGGCCTTCGCGCGAGCCTCGGACGCGGCGAGCGCGTCGGCCTGCTTCTGGGCCTCGGTCTTGGAGGCCTCCTCGATCTCGTCGAGGCGCTGGCGGGCCTTGTAGTTCTCCTTCGCCCGGTCCTCCCACTTGCGAGCCTGAGCCTTCAGCTTGTCGTACTCGGCCTTCCAGTCGGGCTCCTGTGTGGAGGCCTGCTGCTCGGGCTGTTCGACGGACTGGGGGTCGGCGGCGGGCGTGGTGGTGTTGTCGGGCATGAGGACTCCTTCCGTGCGGAATGGTGTTCCCGCCGTGCGGCGGGCATGAGAAAACCCCGCGCCGGAAACGGTGCGGGGTTAGTGGGTGGGCTAGGGGTGCGACGAAGGGGCGGCAGGCCTGCCCTGGCTTGCGCCCCGGTGGGCTGGCGGCCACCCCTTCGGTTTCATAATACCTCACAGGGAGAGGTGGTCGATGGCTCCGTCGTGATCGATGATTATCAGCTCTTTCAGCTTCTGTTGACCAAAAAAACGACGGCGTATCTGATCCTTGGCTAGATCATCGGGTAGGCCGCATCTGGCTAGGTCGATGACCATGCGGTCGGACTGTTTCCGTGCCCGGCTGAACTGGTTCGCGATGGTGTTCTTCGAGTTGCCCTCCGGGCTCTTCATCTCCCATACGCCACAGTCACCGTCGATGTCGATCTCGACGTCCGGGTTCTTGGCGCCTTGAGAGCGGTCAATGGCCCGGAATCGGATGTTCATCCCTGCGCCCGCCAGGCGCTCGGCGGTGTCCATCTCATGCGGGGCGACCATGAGTCCGTCGGGGACGGTGATGCTGCCGCGCTTGGGGTAGACGCCGTCGGTGTACCGGTCGGGGTGCTGGCGGCGCATCTCGGCCAGGATCGTAGCCTCGTCGGTGGTCTTCGCGGCGTCGCGGGCCTGCTGGTACTGCTCGTACAGCGCGTCCGGGTCGTAGCCGTCGATGCTGGGCGTGCGCGGCCCCCAGCACGGCACGATGGCGCAGTCGCAGTAGTCGTGGTAGCGGCCGCCGCGCTTGCGCTGGGACGCCGACTCCTTGGACCGGTACACCCAGCCGCGGCTGGCGAGCATGGAGCAGAAGGCGCAGGTCTTCGGGCCGCGGGGCACCCTGGCGTAGCGGACGTCAGCCGGGTCGGCATCCATGTTGGCGTTGATGGTCTGTCGTCCGGCGCCGAAGATGTGCCGCTGGAGCAGGCCACCCAGCTTGCCCGCGAGCGCCTGGGAGTCGCCAGTGGTAGCCAGGTAACGAGTTGAGTGCTGGACCCGGGCGCCATCGATGGTGTCGTCGACGAGGGCGGTGAAGCCGTCAGCGAGACCGTCTGCGGCACGCAGCTCCTCGTACCAGTCGGCGGCGGCCGCCGCGGCGACCGTGCCGTACTGCTGCGCCAGGGCCTCGACATAGGCGGCCAGGGCCTCGATGGCGCCCGGCTGGGACAGGTCGAGTCCGGCCAGGAATCCGGCGAGCTGCCGCTCGGCGGCCTTGACGGCCACGTCGATGGCGCTCGTGTACCGGTCGATGTCACGTCGGCCGAGCACGGGTCAGGTCTCTTCCAGCCCCGCGGCCCTCTGCTCGGGTAGCCGCAGGCTCACAGGCACGGCGCCAGTCATCCTGATGCCGCCGAGGCCGAGCCTGGCGGCCGCGTCGGCGGGGTCGACGCCTGCCCGGATGGCGACGCCGAGCGCGTCGAAGCGGGCCTTCATGTCGTCAGCCCCCCTTGGTCGGGCGCCTCCGCCTCGGGTTCCTCGGCGACCGGCTGCTGCTCCGGCTGGGCTAGCGCGGCCAGCTTGTCGAGGGTGGCGCCCGCCTCGGCGCGGCGCTTGTCGGCGAGCAGGCGGCGGATCTGGCCCTCGCTGTAGCCGAGGGCTTCCAGCGCCACCGTGGACTCGCCGATCCAGGGGATCGCAGCGATCTGCTTGGACACTGCATCGGCCTGGGAGACGACGGATGGCTTGGCCGGGTCGCCCCACCTGGTGCGGACCCGCCGTAGCTCCTCCGGGGCCTCGGCGAGGCCGTCGCGGATCATCACCGCGTCCTGGTAGACGCGGGCGATGGGACTGTCCCATGTGCGGCAGGAGCGCTGCGCCTTGATGACGAGGTCCTCCTTCGCGGCGGCGATGGCCTCCGCGCTGGAAGGGTTGTCCTGGATGACCCCGAGGGAGCTCAGCGGCAGGCTGGTCGCCCCGGCGAACTCGGCGGCCAGCTCTCGCAGCTGCTCGACGAAGGGCTGCGTCGACGCCTGGGGCGTCCAGTCAACCTCGGGGACGTCGCCCTCCTCGTCGCGGCTGATGCCCTTCACGGCGCCGGCCCGCCACGTCCATGAGCGGATCTGCTCGAAGGTCTCCTTGTCGACGCCGCGCAGCAGCATGCCCGGCACTGTGAACAGCTCCTGGGCGATGTCCTCGCGCAGGATGGTGCGCATCGCCCGCTGTGTGATGGACATGACGTCTCGGGTGATCCGCGAGCGGCCCATCGGCCTGTCCAGGGACGGCTCGTACGGCAGGGCCTCCATGGGCACGCGGCCGAGCCGGTGGGGCCACACGGCAGCCGGATACCAGCCGGCGCCGGCAGTGGCGCAGTGCACGACCTCGCTGGCCGTGTACAGGGTGAGCGAGACGGGCTGCCCCTGGTCGTCGACGTCGTTGATCGTCATACCGGCCAGAAGCCGGCGCCTGGGACGGTCCCACAGGGCCGAGGCCCACTGGGCGGAGTGCCCGGCAATGGCCACCTCGGGCTCGCCGGCAGCGGTGTCGCCCGGGGTGACCGCGATGAACGCCACCGACTGGGTCAGGGCAGACGCGATGACCTGGTCGATCTCCAGGCCGAACTGGTTGGCGTCGAGGATGGCATCCAGCTCGAACGGGTCCTCGGAGCCGTCCGGGCCGATCGCCCCATCCCAGATGCACCGGTCGGCGAGGCCGAACACTGCCTTGGCGGGCCAGCCGACGACCACGCCGAGCATCTCGGCCACGTCATCGGGGACGCTGATCCCCAAATTCTCGGGCTTGACGTGGCCGTCAGCGTACAGCTGACGCAGTAGGTTCCGCGGGCGCTTGGCGGCCCACAGCTTGAAGAGCCGGTCCAGTAGCAGCTGCTCGTCGGGGTCGAGGCCTGCGACGCGGGGCGGGGCGAGCATGACGGGGGCCAGGGCGAGTTGGTCGCGGATCGAAGCGGTCACACCAGCACCTCCTGCTTCCTACCCGGCCTGCGCCTCGTGGTCTTGGCCGCCCATGCGGCCATCGAGATGGCTTCCAGTGGTGTCTCGTCGCCGTCGGCTGTTGTCGCCTCCCACCCGTAGGAGCCGTCGGCGCGGCGCCGCTTGCGGTCGCACACGGCCACCGAGTCGTCGAGGGCGTCGCCGGGGCTGCTGTCGGCCGGGTGGGTGACCAGTCCGGTGCGCAGGTCCTCCATGAGGGTCGAGCAGGCCGTCAGGTAGTCGGCCGTGGTGGCCTGGTGGACGATGCGTTTCGGCACGCCACGGGCGTGCAGGGCGTCGGCGAGAGCCGGGCCGCCCGCGCCGCCCAGGACCTCGATGGCCGCGGTACGCCGCCACCTGGCGGCCAGCCAGTCGGCCACTGCCGCAACGCCGGTGTCGGCGGTGCCCGTGTAGGCGCCTATCACGTTGACGTGGACGCCGCCGTCGTGCTTGACGGCGCCGGCGAGGGCCTGGCGGGTGCCGTCCGCGCTGAAGGCGACAGCGAAGGACCGGATGCCATCGGCGGGAGCCGGCGCGGCAGTGGCCTCCCACAGGGCGGGGCTTATCGCCCGGCGGGCCCCCTCGCCGGCGGGCCACAAGCCCAGCCGTTCACGGGCGAACCCAGCCTCCGACAGGCTCTTGCGCTCGCCATGGATCACGGACTCCAGGAGGCGCCCGGACTCCAGGCTCGGGTTGACGGCGCGGATCAGATCCCAGTCGTCCAGGTCGAGCGGCCGCGTCGGGTCAGGGCTCCACTCGTGCCAGCACAGCCCGCGGGGGCGCTCGTCGATGGCCTGCCTGCGTAGCCTGGTCCAGGCCTCGCCGACCGAGTTCGGGCCTGGCACGGTGCCGGTCCAGATGAGCTGCGGGTTCCCGAGGGGCGCGGCGGAGGCCGTCGACATGAGGGCTTCGAGGGCGTCATCGGACAGCTCCTGCGCCTCGTCGATGATGATCGTGTCGACCGTGTAACCGCGCCCCGAGCCACGGGAGCGTGCGACGATCTCGATCGAGCCGCCGTTGGCCAGGTAGACGGCCTCCTGGCCGTTCGTGTTGCGGACGGCTGTCACCAAGGCGTTCAGCTCCGGGTACTTGGCGGCCGGGTCGCACGCCCGGTCGCCGAAGAAGTGCTTGAGGCGCTTGAAGTGCTTCCGCGCCGTCTTCACCTCGTGGGCGGTGTGCAGGATCTTCTCGCCGAGGCCGACCGCGCCGAATAGCTCCCGAATCTCCAGGCAGGCGTTCTTCCCGTTCTGCCGCGGCAGAGTCAGGCCGCAGGTCATGGCCTTCCACTGGTCGCGCCGGTCGGCGGCGAGCCAGTCGGACAGGACGAGCTCCTGCCACGGGTCGGCTGTCAGGCCGTAGTCGGCGGCCAGCTGGCAGGCCTCGGGGCCGAACGTCTTAGCGGGCCTTGCGGCCGCGAGACGAAGCCGCGGCACTTGACTGTTTCGCGGCCAGCCGGGACTGGAAATCGACGAGGCCATTGGCCTTGGCCTCCTCCTGCTCCTGCTTGGGTGTGGCCGGGTCGGCGGCGAGCTCGGCGACCAGGGCGCGCGCCTCCCGCAGCAGCGAGGCGCGGGATGCCGGGTCAGCGGCGTGAATCGACTCGACGGCCAGGTCGAGCAGTTCCCGGCGGGTCCGCTGCGGGTCGAACGGCGGCTCGGCGGGCGGCTCGGGGGTCTTCTTGCGGGCCATCGGCGTTCCCCCTAGTCGGGTCAGGTGTTCAGTCCGGGGGGGTATTTCGCTTTGCACATGTGGGGCGCCGCTGGTAGGGGGAGGGGGTATACCCCCCGGGTCCGGTTTCGTGTCACCAGGCGAAATCGGTTGTGGTCCGTTTCGGTTCTGGTTTCGTTTCCCGTCTTCCGTCACCGCGGGACTGGTTGCAGCGGCGACACAGGACGCGCCCGTTTTCGATGGTCTCGCGGCCTCCCCATCGGCGGGCGATGATGTGGTCAGGTTCGGCGCTGTTGGGCTGTCGCCCGCGCCTGTAGTCGAGCTGGACACCGCAGATCGGGCAGCAGGTGACGCCGTCGGCCTGACCTCGGGCGAGGACGCGCCGCCGCCAGTGCTTGTAGGCGGCGGTGCCGGTGCGACTGGTGGCCATCGCATCCTCTCCGCGATGTGACCGGCCGCCAGGTGAACCAGGGACCGGGCGGCCGGCCTGCTCATCGCGCATGGCCAGAGGGAAGGAAAACAACAAAGGAACCCCTGGCATGGCAAAGGCCCAAGCGCTTGGCTTGGGCCTCTCTCTCGCGCCCCGCCTGCCTGCGGGCATAGCGGTGCGCTCGACTGAGAGAATACCTGTTTGCGCGCCCGGGTCAAGCGCGCCGCGCCGGGCGTGTCACGCGGCTTCCAGGGTCTCGGGCCAGAGCAGGGCGATGACGTCAAGGGGTCGCCAGTAGGTGACCCCGGCCTCGGTGTGGTCGGGTTCGATGAGGCCCCGCCACCGCCAGGTGTGGATGCGGTTGGGGTTGATGTGCAGGGCGGCGGCCAGATCTGCGGTGGCCATGGGCGGCTTGCGGCGCCACTGCTCGGCGAGGCGCTCGGGGCCCGGGTGCTCGGCGCCACACGCCCGGCACCACAGCCAGCCTCCGGCCGCATCAGCGAGCGGCTCTCCGCAGGCCGGGCAGTGGTGGACTGGCCTGGGCCTGGTGCGGGTGGCGGCGGCGAGGCGGGCGAGTATGGCTCGGGTGTTGTCCTCGATCCAGTCGTAGTCGACCAGATCGAGCCATGGCTGTGCGGCGGGCCAGAATCCGGCGAGCCAGCGGGCCTCCGTGGCGAGGGTGCAGGGCGGGTCCGGCTGCGGGTGGGCCTGGTGGACGTCGAGCGGGGTGGCGTCCCAGCAGAGCCGCGAGCACTCGACGAGCAGGCTGAGCGGGCGGTCGGGGTGGTCGTCGTCGGCAGGGGCGGCGAGGTCGATGGCAGCCAGGTCGGCAGGGGCGCGCCCGGCCGGTGCGTGTCCTCGCCTGGTCTGCTGGGGACCGTCGGGGTTGGGGTGTCCGACGGTGAGCTGGGCCTCGTCGGCGAGGGTGGCGATGAGGTCGAGTCGCTGGGCGATGGTGAGGGCGGCCGGTAGGACGGCCGGGTGCTTCTCGCGGCCGTGCGCGAGGGCGTCGGCGGGGCCTTCGGTGGGGCGCCCGCAGATCGGGCAGGACCACGGGGCCTGCGGTCGTGGTGTGGTCATGGAATCTCCGATCCTCAGATGAGCGTGGCCTGGGCGGGCTGTGTGGCGGCCTGGGTGGTGTGGGTGATGGCGTCGACGAGGTCTTGGCCGCGTGGCGGGTGCTGGCCGCTGTCGCTGGTCCAGATGGGCGGGGCGGCGGGCTTGCCGGTCGTGCGGACGTGGGGCGCCAGGTCGACGGCGAGCCGGCTCCGTGCGGCGCCGGGTAGGTGCACGGTGGCGCGGATGACCAGGCCGTCGACGATGGGCAGGGTCCACTGGCTGGGGTTGAGGGTCCAGCCGAGCCTGTCGGGGTCGAGGAGCTGGTCGAGGAGGCGGACGCACTCGCGCTCCAGCTGCTCGGCGTAGAGCAGCGCCGCGGCCTGGAGCCCGTAGGTGAGCCACGCGGCGGCCCCGTTGCCGGGCCTGGCGGCGAGTGGGGCGTCCGGCACCCATGGGATCGGGCAGCGGCGGGAGTTGACGTGGGCCCACATCACCGCCCGGGCGGTGTACAGGGATGGTTCGACGGTGACGCAGCAGGTGCCGACGCCGAACGGGAGGGCGGACGCGGCGCAGATGGTGCCGTCGGCTTCCCCGCCGGCGGCGAGGACGGCGGCGCGCATGTCGTCGAGGGTCGGGCGGACGGTGGCGGTCATGGCTGGTCTCCTGCTGGCGTGGCGCCGGTGCGGACGGTGATGGCCCGCAGGTCGGCCTGGTGGTCGATGGCCGGCCGAGGGGCGCGGCCACCCAGGGCGAGCAGGGCGCTCTCGTCGAGATCGCGGGCGGCCAGGACGGCGTTGGCGCGGCGGCGCCAGGCGATCCCGGCTGCCGGGTCGGTGGGCGGGGCGTCGAGCAGGTGCTCGCGCTCGGCGATGCGGGCCGACCGGTAGCGGCGGATCTGCCAGATCACGGTCTGGATGGTGACCCACAGCTGCTCGCCTGGCTGGACCGGGGTGGCGGCCACGTCGGCTACCGCGTCGAGGCCGTCCTGGAAGTCGTAGGGGGCCAGTGCCTCGGCCCAGGCGGCGGCGGTGTCGTCGTTGGTGCGCATGGCCGGGCAGTAGGCGACGGCTTTGCGGAGCACGAGGAGGGCTTCTGCGCGGTTCATGCGGCACCACCGCCGAGGGCTCGGGCGTCGGCGGCGTCGGCGGTGTCGGCGGCGATGGCCTGGGCCATGAGCTGGTCCCAGTCGGGTCCTTCTCGGGGGTTGCCGCGTGGTCGTGGCGTGTACTCGGCGGCGCGGCGCAGCCAGTTGCGCCAGGTGGCGTCCCAGTCGCTCTTTCGGCCTTTGGCGCCGGGCTGGGCCGCCCAGTGGTCGCGGAACCGGTCGAGTTCGCGGGCGACCGCCTGCGGGTCGCCGAGCTCGGCGGCGAGAGCGCGGGCGGCTGGGGTGTCGGCGGGCGTCCAGCCTTCGGGGAGTCTGCTGCCTGTGCGGGTCTTCGGTTTCGCCCCCTTGGCGGGGGCGGCGGCGTCCGCGGCAGCGGACGACGTTGGGGACTTGACCGGAAGCGGAGCCAGCGGCCCCGCGTCACCGTCGAAGGACACTCCCCCCAGACCCCCCACAGACCCAAGATGACTGCTTACTTCTCCCTCTCCCTCTCCCTCTCCCTCTCTGGAGGAGTTGGGGGAAGCTGGGAGAACCTGGGAGGAGTTGGGGGAAGCTGGGAGAACCTGGGAGGAGTTGGGGGAAGCTGGGAGAACCTGGGAGGAGTTGGGGGAAGACACGTAAAGACGCTTGTGAACTCCCGGTTCATAGGCGGGCACGCTGCTCTGTCTGTCCTTGTGCTTGATCTCCTGGTGCTCGCCCCACGACGTGCACTGCCAGCAGAGGCTGTGCCCGACCTCGTAAAAGACCACCGAGCAGTGCTCGGCCACCTCGACGAGGAGCTCGTCGATGGTCTCGTGGCGCCCGTAGGTGAGCTCGCTGATCGAGCGCCCGGGAAACGCGAAGCCCTCGACCGCCTTAGGCGCCAACCTCCCCTGCCCCCACTCATCCGAGAGGCACCAGAGCGCCTGCCAGAGCCGCTGGGCGGCCAGGCACATGGCGTCGACTGACGGGCTGTCGAAGTAAGCGGGGTGAAGCTTTCTCCACTGTGGCACGGCTCAGCCCTCCAATCCGGGCGGTGAGGCATGCCAGAGAATGTCGCCCGCGGCCCTCTCCTCGGCTGCGGTGAGCCGGCGCTTGCCCGTCTCGACCCGCGACACGATGGTCTTGTTCCAGCTCTCGAAGCCCCGGGCGGCCATCTCGGCGGCCAGCTGCTCCTGGGTGAGCTGAGCGTTCCGGCGGAGAGTTCGGAGGTTCTGCCCCATCTGCTGCGCCAGGTCTCTGGTTGGCATCGTCAGCGGATGGGCCGTGGCGTGCTCAAGGAGCTGCTGGAGACTGCTGCACGCCGTATCATCGAGGGCAATAAGGAAGCGGCCGCCCTCGGCTGTCACGGTCGCGTGCTCGGGCCCATACAGGCGATGGAGAGCCACCGCGAGACTCAAGGCCTGGTCGCTGCATCTGTCGCCGTCGGAGACCATGAGGATGGCGGTCATGACTCGGTCCCCTCGTGCTGGGGCTCCTCGCCCTCCTCGACCTCAGAAGTGAGTTCGATGTGACCATCCTCCAGGTAGAGGTCTATGTCGACCTGCTTGGCGCCGGCGTACTCCAGCAGGGTCAAGTGGCGCTGGAGCCTGCGGATGGAGATCTTGCCCTCGGTGAAGCTGATGGTGATCTTCGTTGTCATGGTTGGTTTCTCCTTTTCTAGAAGGGGAGCTGCTGTGTGGTGAGGAGCAGCTCGATGGTGTGGGCGCCCCGCGGGTGGGTGCGGGGCAGGTTCGGGCCGCGGCGGAACACCTCGAACGTGACGATGTGGCTGTCGTCGTCGGCGAGGACGCCGGCTTGGACGAGGCCGTCGAGCAGGGCTTTCGTGGTGGGGGCCGCGTTGGTGGGGTCGGCGCGGCCGGTGCGCCACGGGTAGCTGACCGTCCAGCAGGCCGCGCACACCGGCGCCGGCGCGGCCAGTCGGGCGCGGCGGGCCTGCCAGGCGGCGAGGGCGTGCAGCCCGTCCACGAGCCGCTTCCGGTACCGGACGTCCGTCACCGGCCGGTTACTGCTCATCCACAGCCGCTCCGGAACCACGAACTCGACTGTTGCGTCGCCCATCGACTGTCACCTCCTTTGTCGGGTTCCTACAAATCCATGTCCCGCAGGGCGTCTTTGAGGGCCATGCGGTGGACGGCCAGGCTGCGGCCGGTCTGGGAGTGCTCGGCGAGCGCGTCGGCGAGGTCCCGGCAGGCCGCGGCGAGACGGTCACGGCGGGTGACATCGGACGTGTCCTCCCGCCAGAGACGGTCCATCACGTCCTCCAGGGTGCTGATGGAGCCCTCAGGGCTCATCGGCTTGGGGTGACGGAGCGCGGAGGCGACCTCGGGGGCGCAGGACGGGTCCCCCTCCAGGAGCCGCGCCAGCTTGGCGGCCGTGTAGCCGGTGCCGCCGAGCATGTACCTGGTACTCACTCCCGGCCCCCTTCCGCGAGGGCGCTGGTGATGGCGCGGCGGATCTTGCCGGTGGTGATGCCCTGGTCGAGCTGGGCGTGCAGACGGCCGTCCACGTCGACGCGGATGGTGGGGACGTGCAGGATGTCGGGCTGCGGCTGCTCGTCCACGTTGACCTTCACCAAGGCCAGTTCGTGGCCTGCTGTGCGCGGGTCTCGGGCGTAGCCGGACACGAGGGCTTCGAGGGCCGGGGTGAGTTTCCGGCATGGGGCGCACCAGGGCGCCCAGAAATCGGTGACAGTGATCCTGCTCACAGCAGCCACCCCGTCCGCTCGCCGAGCCGGGTGAGCACGCTGTCCACGGCCCCACGGGTGGGACTGTGGATGCTGGCCTGGACCAGGCAGGCGCCGTCGCATATGTCGTGGGCGCTGATGTGAATGGTGTCGCCGTCGAGGGATGCGTCGACGGTGTGGAACCAGCCTTCCCAGTGCGCGGCGAGGGCGCCCATGTCGTCGTTGCGTAGGCGGGCCAGGGCAGGGGCGAGATCGCAGATCGTCTGGAGCGTGTAGCAGTAGACGCCAGCCGGGGTCTCGGTGGTGGTCGCTCTCACTGGTCTTCCCCTTCTGCGATGCAGCGGGCGATGGTGTGGAGCGGGGCCGCCGTGGTGGCGCGGTTGGCGCGGGCGATGACGACCGTGTCGCCGTCGCTGTCCATGACGACTCGGAGGATGTCGTGCCGCTCGACCGGCTGGGTGTCGATACGGAGCCCGTCGAGCGGGCCACCGACGACCTCGAAGGCATCGGCCTCCTCCTTCTTGGGTGAGATCTCATGGCGGAGTCTCACGGTCAGCAGCCCGGCGACACCCGCGAGGATTACGGTGATGACCGTCTGGATCGTGCTCATGCTGCTTCCTTCCGTTGGTCTCTGCTGGGCCATCGCCCGGTGGCGCGGTAGATGGCTGAAGCCGCGGATTCGGTGCTGACGTGTCGTGCGCGGGCGATGTCGTGGACGGTCATGCCGTGGGCCAGGTCTTCGGCCAGGGCGTCGGCGCCGCGCCTGCGGAGGACCGGCTCGGGCTGCTCGTCGTGGTCGATGTCCGCCCACCGCATGGGCGACACCCAGCCCAGCTGGGCGGCTCGGCGGATGGCCCGCTGGGAGCGGCCGCCGGGCGGGGTGAGGTTGCGGCGCACGGCCCGGTCGTAGAGGGCGTAGACGCGGGCGAGGGTGGCGGCGCGGGGCCGCATGCGGTCCGGGTCGTCCCGCAGGATCGACTGGACCATGTAGGGCGACACGTGCGCGCAGGCGGAGATGTCGTTGAGCCGCCAGCCGACCGCGTGCAGCGCTTGGATGCGACGGCGGGCGCCGCGTCTCGTGCAGCGTGGCCGGAGGGCGAGGATCGCGGCGGCTGTCGGCGTGGTGACCCGTGGTGTCACGTCGTCCCGGATGCGGGCGATGGTGCGCCCGGAGATGCCGGTGCGCCGGGTGATATCGGCCGACTGGGCGCCCTCGGCGAGCAGCAGGGCGATGCGCTCCCGGACCGGGGCAGCGTCCACGAGGGGCCCCGCCGTCGTGTAGGTGTACCAGCGGGCCGCGTTCGCGGCCCGGCACTCGTCGCAGCGGCAGCTGTCCCGCTGGTAGGCGCCGAGAGTGCCGTGCTCGTGGCGGGCCTTGGGGCAGTGGCAGTCCCGGCGCGGGCCGGGCGGCTTGCGTGTACTCATCGCTGGGTCTCCTGTCAGAACGGCGGCGTATCGCCGCTGTTGGCCCACGGGTCGCCCTGCTGCTGCGGCTGCCCCTGGGGCTGCCCCCAGCCCTGGGCCTGCTGCTGCCCGCCGCCCTGGTTAGTGGTGCGGGTCACCTGGGCGGTCGCGTAGCGCAGCGACGGGCCGATCTCGTCGACCTGCACCTCGAACACCGTCCGCCGATTCCCGTCCCGGTCGTCGTAGCTGCGGGCCCGCAGCCGGCCCTGCACGATCACCCGCATCCCTTTCGTGAGGGATTGGGCGACGTTTTCTGCGGCCTGCCGCCAAACCGAACAGTTGAGGAACATCGCCTCCCCGTCCTCCCATTCCTGGGTCTGCCGGTTGAAAGTGCGCGGCGTCGAAGCGACCGTGAAACTGGCGACGGCCGCACCCGACGGCGTGAAACGCAGCTCGGGATCGGCGGTGAGATTGCCGACGAGCGTGATCTGGGTTTCTCCCGCCATGACTACTCACCGCCCTTCTCGGCGGGCGCCGGGTTCTCGGGCAGGGCGGTGCCGGTGAGGTGCGCGATGGTCTCTGACAGGTGCCCGATGAGGCTGAGGAGTTCTTCCCGGGCGGCGTTGTACTGGTCGGCCAGGGCGTCGACCCTGGCGTTGGCATCGAACAGCTCATATGACTGGTCAGGGTCGATCCCGTGGCTCACCGTTTCTTGAAGGACCTTGTCCCTGTAGCGAGATACCATTCCGTGGACGGCAATGCTTTCGCGCATTTCCTTGAGGAGTTCTTTCGCGTGCTCGATCGTTCCGTTCACTTCCGCTCGCCCCCCTTCTTCTCTACGAGGGTGGTGAGCTCGTCGACGGCGGCCTGGTAGTGGCGCCGGGCGGCGTTTATCGCCGCGTCGATGCTGTCAACCTCGAACGATTCCTCCGATGTCAGATTGCCGTCCGTGAAGTCGATGGTGATCCGGTCCCGCTGGCGGTACAGGAGGGTGATTGTGATCGTGCTGTCACGGATTTCCTTTGCGAGTTCCCGCACTCGCCCCACGTCGGGCGCCCCCTCTATTTCCATACAAATTTTCTCGGCGATTTCCTGGGCTCGCTCTGCGGCGCTGCTCATGCGTTTTCTCCTTCGATTTCTCCGGTTTCGGGGTTGATGATTTCTGCGGTGACGGTCTCGGTGCTGGTGGGGTCGGTGCCGGTGGCGGCCCAGGTGGCGGCGGCGTCGAGGACGCGCTGCTGGGCGGGGGCGTCGAGGTCCTGCCAGCGGGTGAACTGGGCGTCGGGGAGGACGCGGTGAGCGAACGCGGCGAAGGTCTTGCCGGTGAGGCCGAGCGTCTTCATGTAGTCGGCGGCGGTCTTGGTGCCGTCGGCCCGCACCTGACGGATGGTGGTCTGGACGGCGAGGCCGCGGCGCTCTTTGAGCTCCTCGGGCGTGTAGGTGATGCCGGCGAGGACTTCGGGGCAGGCGAGGCGGATGCATTCGGTGGCGGCCCGGTACTTGAGCATGAGGGCGGGGTTCTTCTTCCAGTGCCCGTTGCCCCACAGGCCGGCCTGCTTGGCGAGCTCGGCGGTCCACGTGGTCGTCTGCTCGTGGCCTGGGTCGTCGGCTCGCGCGATGGTGCAGGTGGCCTGGTTGGCGTCGCCGTCGAGGCGGACGGTGTGTCCGGCCTTGCGGGCGAGGGTGAGCATGAGCTGGGCGTCCATGCTGACGCCGCCGTTCACGACGGTGATGTGGTTCATCGCGACGATCGGGTCGAGGCCGAGGGCCTGCCCGTACTGGATCGCGGCGAGCACGTTCGCCGGCTGTTTCTGGTAGGTCTTGGGGATGAGGCCGGAGTCGGCCAGGAGTTTCGCGTACTCGACCTGCTGGCCGAGGGCGGCGGGGGTCTGGTCGGGCAGGGCGGCGTCGCCGGTGGTGGTGGCGAGGTCGCTGCTGGTGGCGGGTTCGGTGGTCATGTCTGGTTACTCCTCGGTGTCGTCGGTGTCGGGGTCTGCCCAGTGGGGCAGGTTGGATTCGATGGGCTGGGCGTGGCCGTCGGGCCATTCGTCGGTGGCCAGGCAGCGGTCCCACAGGTCGAGTGCGTGGCGCACGAGGCGGCGCCCGCGGTCGAGGTCGGCGGCGGAGACGTAGCAGGGCAGGACCGTCCATGGTGGGCTGGTCTGCTGCGCGATCCAGCAGAAGCGGGCGTCCTCGTCGACGAGGTCGAGGGAGATGGCCTGGTCGAGGTAGGCGGCGGCCTGGAGGTGGTAGAGCAGGTTCGCGGCCTGCCGCATCCACGAGCGGCTGGTCAGCGTGATGCTGGCTGTTTTCAGGTCCACGATCAGGTGCCGGTCGATGAGCAGGTCCAGGCGTCCGCGCTGCCAGCGGCCGGTCCGCTCGTCGATGGTGAACATGGACAGCTCCGGCAGTGCCCGGCCGCGGGTGACGATGTCGGCCGCCCACGGGTGGTCGAGCAGGACGGCCGACATGGCCCGCACTTTCGCTGCTTCGCCGCGGGTGACCGGGGTGAGGCCCGCCGCCCACGCCTCGTCGCGGGCCTGCTGCGCGGTCTTGGTCCGGTAGTTGTCGGCGTCGACCTCGACGATGCCGGGGCCGCGGCCCAGCACGGTCTCGTGCACGGCCGAGCCGAGGTCGAACTCCTGCTTGCGTATGGGCGGGGCGGCCATGCGGGCGTGGAGGGTCGCGGGGCCGGTCTCGTTCGCGACCAGGGTCTTGGCCATCGACGACGACAGCGAGGGCTCCGGGCATGGGTCGGCGTGGTAGGTGGCCTCGTCCAGGTCCTCGACCCAGCAGGGCCCGGTGATCACGGGGGCGCTCATACGGCGGCCCCGAGGACCAGGCCGTTGGCGAGGTGCCATCCGCGGGGCTGGTCGAACAGGAGGTCGAGGGCGAGCAGGTCCCGCACCTGCCAGGAGAGCCGCCCGGTCATGCGGTGGCTGACCGTCGCCGGGGACAGGTCGAGCAGGGCGGCGAGGTCGCTCTGGGACAGGCCGTGGGTGGCCAGCTCGGCGGCGACGACCGCCGAGACCGTCACCCCAGGCTGCTGTTGCGGCAGGGACTCCCGGCGCCACCTGGCCGGCTCGGGGGAGACGGTGACGGCGCTCATGACGTGACCTTCTCGACGCGCACGACGTGGCCGTCGCTGCCGCGGAGGGAACCCAGCCGCTCGGCGATGTAGTCGCACCGCCTGGCGTTCGCGTAGGCCTGCTGGGAGACAGCCCAGTCGACGCGGTCTCTGGTGGGGCTGTAAGCCATGGCGGTCTTGATGTGGGCCTTGGCGTGCTCGGCCAGCGCGTCGACGATCACGTCGATATCGACGTCGATGAGGTAGATGGGCTCGCTCATGCTGCTGCCTCCTCGTCGATGCCGCGGCGGGCTCGGTAGGTCTCGTCGGCCAGGTCGTCGGCGCGTCGGGCGGTGCGGGCCAGGGCGTAGGCGGTGACTCCGAGGGCTGCGACGCCGCCCGCGACCAGGAGGCTCGCGGCGACGGTGCCGCCGCCGGTGGCGGGCAGCCCTGCGGGCCTGTCGGCGGCGGGCGCGCTCGCCTCGGGGGCGGGAGTCGTCGCCTCCGAGGCGGACGCGGGCTCGGATGTGCTCTCAGTGGTGGCCGGCGCGGCGGGAGCGTCCACGGTCGAGGGCCCCGCCGTGGGCTCGCTGGTCGGATCAGCCGTCGGGTCAGCAGTGGGCTCAGTGGTGGGCTCCACGGTCGGCTCCGGCTCGGGAGTGGGGCCGCAGACGATCACTCCGGCGGGGATCGTCGCCCAGATGGGCACGTCCGCGCCGGCCGTCGAGATGATCTCCACCGACCCGGCGGTGACGGTCGCCGTGCCGACCTGGCCGGTATCCGAGTAGACGGGCACGGTCGTGCCGGGCTGGGCCACCCAGTAGCCGCCGCCGTCGAGCGGCACGCTACGGGCCCCGTCCACGCAGCCGTACACGGTGAGGCCGCCATCGGCGGTGGCGTACACCCCCTCCGGGCACGGGTCGGCCTGCGCGGCGGCGGGAGCGGCCAGGATGGCGCCCGCGCCCACGAGGGCGGCGGCGGCGATAGAGACAGTGATCTTACGGATGGACATGGTTTCTCCTAGTGAGGTCTGGTTAGTCGAGGGGCGCGGGCGTCAGCTTCAGGCTGCGGACGACCCGCGGGGTCGGGTGACAAGAGGGGCAGTAGGTGCGCGGGTGCGGGGACCTGCCGGCCTGCCAGACGGTCCAGGCGTGCCGCTGCGCGACGGCCGCCTCCGCGCAGCCGGGCAGCACCCCGTCCAGCCGCACCACCTGGTGGCAGCGGTCACACTCGGCCACCACCACGCCCGTCATGGGGATCTGGATCACTGCCGCCACCCCCTGATGGCGACACAGCCGGCCGTCAACGCGGCGACGCCGGTGGCCCCGCAGAAGATGGCGGCCGCATGCCCGGTCAGAGCCAGCACGACGGCGGCCAGCAGCAAGGCGACAGGCCAGCCGCGGCCCAGCCACCGCCGGTGGTGGGCGCAGCACAGGCACAGCCCGGACAGCACGACCAGCGCACCCCAGGCGACCAGGTACGGCCGCTCGTAGCCGGCCATGGACGCGATACCCGCGCAGATGAGGGCGCCGATCAGGACGCCCACGAGCAGGCCATACCCGACACCGACCCACTCCGGCCGGTCAGGCTTCCACTGGGCGGTCACCGGTCGCCCTCCTTCATCGGGACGCCGATCTGGTCGACGGCGTCCGCGGGGACCAGGACGACGTTGCCGAGGCGGCGGGCCGGGATCTGGCCGGCCGCGATCGCGGTGCGGATCGTCGTCTCCGACACCCCGTACATGGCGGCGACCTCCGCGACCCGGTAGGCGCGGCGCGCCTCCGGCCGGGCGCTCTTGCGGCCGCTCATGACACCGCCTCCTCTCCGTCGCTGCCCTTGCTGGGGTGGAACTGGTTGGCGAGGCGGTGGCCGGCGTCGGCGGCATCCAGGAGCTCCCGCGCCCACATGGAGAGCGTGTTGAAGGCGCGTGCCAGCTCGACACTGTTCTGGGCCCGCTCGGCTCGGCGGATGGCCTCCTCGGCGTAGTAGAGGGTTACGGAGGCGGCAGAGGTTGCGCCGATGACCGTCTGGAGGCGTTCCTTGTCACTCATGACTCGACCCCCTCGCTGCCCGTGGGGCAGAGGTCCAGGCCGGTCTTGGCGTCCTCTGCTATTACCTCGGCCAGGGCCGTGGCGCGGCCGGCGAGGGTCAGCAGGGCGGCCTCGTCCAGTAGGTTTTCGAGCTGAGCCTGGTACTCGGCCACGATCTGGAGGCGTAGGCGGCAGTTGACCACCGCCTGCCTCAGGGAATCCGACCTGTTCGCCATGGGCTGGCTGGTTTTCACCCGGTCCGGCAGGGCCTTGCGGAGCCTGTCGGCCAGGTCGAGGGCCAGGGTCAGATTGGCTCGTACGCTGGCTCGTCCCATCTGAAGTTTGGGGCTGAGGGCCGCCGCCCGGTTCGCGCACCGGTCGATGGTGGTCACGGCGTGGACCATCTCCGTGAAGGTGAGCTCGCTCATGCCGCCACCTCCTCGTCGGCGAGGTCCGGGCGGAGGCGGGCGTCGAGGAACTGTTCGATGAAGTACTGCTGGCCGCGGCCGGTGACCTTCGGCGTCTTCGACACGGTCACGTGGCCGTCTGAGTGAGTGATCGCGGTCTCACGGATCGTGAACAGGCCCAGCTCCATCGCCTTCTGTGTGGGCATGTTCCTGTCGCTGCCTTCGCGGGCGATGAGGTAGCCGCGGCGGCGCAGCACCTCGAACAGGCGGTTCTGCCCGATCTCGATGCCGTTGCCGCGCAGGATCTTCGCGAGCTCCCCGACCAGGATCGTGGAGCAGGACGCGGCTACCGAGTCCGCGAACAGCACCTTCGGCCTGTCCTGCTCGGCCTGGGCTTCCAGCTCGGCGCGGCGGGCCCGCTCGGCCTTCAGATCGGTGGCGAGGCGGATGATGAAGTCCGGGTCCGTGAGGGCCTGCTCCGCGGCCTCCGGGGTCAGGTATGCGCCCCGGCGGCGGATCGACGGCAGAACCTCGTGAGTGACCCAGCGGCGGAAGGCGACGGCTTGAGGCTTACGGCTCAAGAAGACGACCTGGTACATGCCAGCCTCAGAGACGATGGCGGCGGTCTGGGATCGTCCGAGTGAGTCGGTGACCTCAGCACTGCTTAGGGCATCGGCGTCGACCTGCTTGGCGACCATGCTGGGGTTGCTGAGGCTCAGAATCTTGCACAGGTCAGCGAGGACGAACCACGGCTCGTCGGTGCGCTCGATGACGCGCACTGGGCGGCCGTCGTAGTTGAACGGTATGATGGTCACGGAATCTTCCTTTCATTGGTTCCCCTGGCCCTCGCCGCTGCATCGGCGAGGGCTTCTTCGTGTGCGGGCCGCATCACGCGGCCTCATGCCTTGCGTTCTTGCGCGCTACGCGCTGCGCATTGAGGTCGACAAAGAGCGCTTCGCACGGCACATCGAGCGCCTTGCTGATGCGCTTTGCGGCGCGAGGTTCGCAGCCGCTCCGTTTCCCGCTCCTCAGATGACCGATGGTCGAGCGGTTGACGCCCGTCTTGGCGGCGAGCTCGCGCACGGACAGGCCCCTGTAGCTCATGTAGGCGGCTAGGGCGCTCGGGCTGACGAGTCGCAAGTCGGGTCCTCCTCCCATGAGAGCTCCTTCGCTAGGTAGACAGTAGCGCATTGCGCGCTACACCGCAACACTGTAGACGGGATTGTCTACCCGTGCAAGCCGCTGGCGCTGTGCCGGTTAGGGGTAACACATATCCCACGGCTGTAATTTGTAGACAGAGTGTCTACACTGCCGATAGACGTAACCGCTAGCCATGACAGAGGATGACCCAGTGAGTGATCTACCCGAACCCTGGGCCACGTGGGCGAGCAAGGCCGGCATTCGAGCCAGCCTCACCGGCATTGGCGAGGCTGCGGGCGGACTGCCAGCCTCGACGATCTCCCGGCTGGTCAACCAGGGAAAGACGTCTCCAGCGACCGTTGAAGCCGTCGCGGCAGCTCTGCGCGTCGCCCCAGGCAGGATCATGGAAGCCGCTACCGGCGCCGAGGGATACGGCCCATGGAACCCGCCGCTGGAATCCCACCTACTCACGACGTCGGAACGCGACGCCCTCTCGGTCATCATCCGCTCCATAACAAGCGGCAGGGCGGCCCCGTCTCAATCTCCAGCCGACCCAGCTCCGGCGTCTCCCGCCCGGTTGCGTCCGGTGCCGGAGTGGGCGGCGCGGACCGCGGCTCGTGAGCTGGGCGAGCCTAAGGGCGTGCCCGAGCCTGTGGGGGATGAGGACTTCAGCCAGGACCCGGAGGACTACTGACGGGCCGTTCCGTCCCTTGGATTGTCCATTCCCGACGTGCTGCCCACTAGGGGTTTTGCTGGTTTCGGGGCTGTTTTTGTCCCTCGGTTTGTCCCTTGGGTTCGTCCTTTCGCGTCCGTCCTGCCCCTAGGGGTTTGTCTCCGCCGGCCCCTAGGGTGGCAGGCATGCATCTCGACGACGAGCGGTGGGCGGTGGAGCTGGCCGTGCTGCCGGGCGCGCAGGCCGGCCGGGTGGACTGGGCTCGCCACGCCGTGGTCGTGGACCGGCGGCTGTCGCAGGTGCAGCGGCGCTGCACGGTCGCGCACGAGCTCGTGCACGTCGAGCGTGGCCCGGTGCCCGATGACCCGTGGCTGCGCACCCGGGAGGAGCGGGCCGTGGAGGCGGAGGCGGCCCGCCGCCTCATCGAGCTGGACGCCCTCGCTGACGCTCTGGCCTGGTCGGACCGTCCGGCCGAGGTCGCTGAGGAGCTGTGGGTGGACGTGCAGCTGCTCGGGGCCCGGGTGGCCGGGCTGAGTGAGGGGGAGCGGGCGTGGCTGGCCGAGCGGCTCGGGGAAGAGTAGTGGGATGGCCCCCAGATCACCCTGGTTTGTCGTAGGCTGCTCGGGTAGCCGGCGACGGCGCCGGCCCGATGAAATGAGGTCACATGAGTCAGAACCAGCCCCCGATGCCACCTCAGGGGTACCCGCAGCAGCCCTACCCGCCGCAGCCTCCGAAGAAGAAGCACACCGTCCGCAACATCGTCCTGATCCTCGTCGCCGTGATCGTGCTCATCGGGGTCGTGCGGTGCGCCGCCGGTGGCGGTGGCTCGTCGTCCTCGACGCAGGACTCGACGACGGCCGCGGGCGCCGAGACGACAGCAGCGGAGGAGACCACCGCAGAGGAGACGTCTGCGACGAGGACCGTCACGATGACGGCGACCGCGAGCGGCGCCGGGACTGTGATCTGGGGCACGCTCGGGTCCACCAACACCGAGCAGTTCACGGGCTCGTGGACGAACGAGGTCGAGGTCGAGAACGGCGAGACCATGACCCTGTCCGTCTCCGGTGACGCCATATACGGTGACGACTCGCAAGAGATGAGCTGCGAGATCGCCGTTGACGGCGAGGTGAAGGAGTCGAACAAGGCGACCGGGCAGATGGGTTCGGCGTCCTGCACTGTCATCGTCGGCATCAGCTGA